TGCACAGAGGTTGCTATAGCACTAAAAGGAGCTGCTGAAAAACTACTTATACCAAACATTCATTGCTCCTAAAATTTATCAAGTGTTTTTTTAATTTTATCTAATATCATAGGCATAAGTTTCATTCCTGAATAACCTACAAAAAATGCTAATGCAGGAGCAAAAGAATTATGTAAATTAAATGATTCCATTACTGGTGGTATTAAAAATTTAGCTGATACTAAAGCAATACCTATATTGTAAAATAATTCTTGTCTATGTCTTTTTCTTTCTACTAACCAATTTATATGACCACCTTTTGGTCGCCTACCTTTTACTTTTTTAGTATTGTAGTTGCATAAACCACCTGCAATAGATGCTATAACAACAAGCCAATCCATTTATGTAAGACCTAAATCTACTTTTAGTTTAGCCAAATCTAAACTACCATCTATATCTGGTGCTTCAGGTTTTTCTAAATCTTTTGACCAACTTGTACCTACTAAATTTTCTACTTCTGTTTGTTTTTCAGGTTTATCATCTAGCATTTCTTTTTTACAATATGTTTCGCACCAATTTAACCCTGCTTGTGATAAAGCATCTTTTAGGTCTTGTTGACTAGCTCCTTCTTCCACAAGGTTTGCTATGTCAAAATTAAGTTTTTGATAATTGTCAGGATTCTGTGACTTAGTCATATTAGAAGCAAAACTAGCTACAACAGTCTGAGTCTCCTTATTGTATTCATGTACCTTTGTATATATTGTTGCCATAATTTTTCCTTAAATTAATATTAACTTACTCCACCTAAACGTGTGCCTGTTGTTGCCCATGTAATATTTGAGTTGCCTGTAGCATAATTTCCTGCAGCACCACCTGCTCCTCCTCCAGTATAATTAGCACCCCCAGTGCTACCAGCGCCACCTGGACCACCACCTGTTCCACCGGGTGATTGAGAACCATTATTGTTATTACCTCCGCCTCCACCTGCTGTTTTAGAGCCTGAAGAACCTGGATTTCCTGAAACATTTCCCGAACCACCGCCACTTGTTCCACCACCTCCACCTGCGTTGTAGCCTGCACCACCGCCACCGCCACTACCTCTATAATAGCTATATCCTGTACAACTACCATAAAAATAAGATGAACAATAACGAACTGAACCGCCTCCGCCTCCACCACCTCCGCCTCCTGCGACTGTACCGTTATTGGTGATAGTTACAGCTCTTGATGCTGAAATAGCAGTACCGCCTGCACTACCTGCTGAACCTGGCGTATTATTTTGTGGACCTCCAGTTCCACCTGCACCACCCATGCCAACAATAAATCCATTGTTAATAATAATTATTTCATCATCTGCATGAAAGTCACTTGGTATAATTAATCCTGCTGTACCTGTAGAAGTTGAGCCTACATAAATTCCAGAGTTAATAGTAAGAGTAATAATGCTGTTACCCGCATCATAGTCTCCGCCTTTGTTATCCCAGATATTATAGTTATGCGTATCACTAGAAATAGTTAAAGCAATCTCAACTGGGCCTCCTGCATTTCCTGCAGCTTGCATCATTCTTGTTCTGTTAAACATTAAGCAAATCCAGTACCAGATTGCATACCATACCAATTAGTGCCATCTGAATAGAATACATATATTTCTATTGCTGCGGCTGCTGTTGGTGCAGAACCTCCATTCCATTTAATAGTACCTGCCCATGTAATTGAATTACCTGTAGCGTGAACAATAGTAAAAGATTTACCTGCTGCAGCTGTTGGCATAGTTATAGTCATGGTACCTGTGCAAGAAAAGACTGTGCCTTCTGTTGCAAGGTTAGGTGTAAAACTCGCTGACTTAGTTACCTGTGTTTCTGTAACACCTGTAAATGTTTGTACCCCTGTAAATGTTTGAGCATTAGTTAAATCTAATGTAAAGGTTGTGCCACCAAGACTTAACCCAGAACCTGCTGTATAAGTAGTGTTTGTAGGTACTGCCCAAGTCATTACACCAGATCCGTCAGTTTGTAAAAACTCACTAGCATCTCCATCATCATTAGGAAAAGTTAATGTGTAACTAGCTCCTGCACTATGTGGTGGACTTTTTAATTTAATACCATGAGAGTTTTCAGAACAATTTAATTGTATATAACCATCTGTAACAGTTGATGTACCTTTAGCTTCTAAACTAGGAACAGAACCAGTAGATACTAAATTAAGTTTGGATACTGTGACTGCATCATTATTAATTTTATCAGTAGTAACTGCATTGTTAGTAATGTTAGCTTCTACTACCACATTACTGCCACTAATATTATCAGAGTTATCTAATGCTACGGCTTTTTCAGCAGGATAGGTGCAAAATACATCACTTGTACCAGCTAAAGTAATTGCACTACCACTATTACTAGATTCAAGAACATTTGTTCGTGCTAATACTGTACCTGATGCTGTATAAGTGCCTAGACCTACTTCCCAATTATTTCCACTTTTAATAGCATAATAGGTAGTATTACCATCACCAATAACAGAAAAAGACTGAAATCCATCTTTAGCACCTGCTAGTGTTATATTACCAGTACCAGTAGTCGTGGTAGTTTCTTGTACTCTATCTTTGACAATAAGTGCCATGATTTATCCTCTATGCTAATGTTACTGTTAGGTTACCTGTTACAATTTTAAATACATCGCCTGTGTCAATAGTTTTAGCTGCATCTAATGCTGTGTGGTATAACATATTACCACCAGAAGCTGCATCCCATAAACCTATCCAACCTACAGTTCCAAAAGCTGCTGTTGCTGTGGGAAAAGTCACATCTGCTGTAGATGCAACACTACCATCTGTACCTGATGCTGTAGCCATTGTTACTCTTGTTCTTGCATAAGAGCCACCAGATACTTCTGTACCAGTACCTGCGTCTGTTGGGTCTGCTGTGTGTAAAGAAACATATGGTCGGTCAAAACCTGCATATGCTGTACCTTTTAATGTTAAATCTAGAAGTTTATTTTCTAGATAGTTAGACATATCTGCCATAATAAATTACCTCGTTGAGTTAGTTATAGTAAGTGGATGAGCAGGAAATTCCCCCTCATCGTCTGATTTTTGTAAAGAAATTACCCCTCTATCGTACATAGCTGCCCAAGTGGCAATTCTTTCATCATTCATCAAGAATGGTTCTGCTTCACCAAGTGCTGCGTAAAGCAGTAAATCAGGTGTGTTTGCTAACCAAAGATTTGATGAAACTGTGCTGCTCATATATGATGGTTTTATGTAATAGAGCATTTGTATCGTATATACAGAGCTAGGTATAGGTGCCAATTGAAATTCACTTCCTAAAGCTGTGTAATTAACTGGTTGTCCTTCTGTAGTAGAACGTGTATTTCTAAAAAAATTACTTGGTGATTGATAAGTTAAAACACCAACAGGATCAGTAGATGATATATGCAAATCTTTCATTGCTAAAAAATCATATGGCATTTCAATTGTCGAATCTCCAACAACTGTTGTAGTTGTAGCAACTTGTAACATTTGTCTTATTCGCAAATCTCTAGCCAATCTATCTTCTGCTAATCGAATAAATTCAGGTATAGATGCAGTTAAATCTTCTCTAGCTAAATAATTAGCTATAGTAGCTTGTAGCGTTGTATAGTCTGTAAAAAATGCCATTTAGATTCTGCCCTGTTTTGTTCTAAAAAACCTATTGTCTGGATGATTTAGAAATTCTTTAAATTTTTTAAGATCAATAATCTGAAACCCTTTCATAATTTTTTTGTGGTTTAAATCATCAATAACTGTCATTGGTATAGATGCAATTTTGTTATCAAACATTTCATTACCCCATCCTGATGATTTAGTAATAATTTCTTCTTTGTTTGATTCTACAATATCAGTTACATCTTGTTTTGTTTCTATCACATAACCATCATTATCATGGTCATCGTGTTTTGTTTGGTGTCTGTATTTAATTGGTTGCGACCAAGAACTTTTCCATTCTTTTTTTTTGTCTGCCATAATTTTTCCTTAAAAGATATGCCCACCGAAGTGGGCCATATCTATACTTAATATTAAATTAAGCTGTTAAATCTGCAACGATAGCATGAGCTGCTTCGTTACTTACTTGCAGAGTAAGCTCTGTAAGCATTTGATGTTTTTCAGCATCACCTGTTTTAGCTAATACATTAGACTGGAATGGTCTTAGTGTAGCTAAAGACAACATTGTTGGGTCTAAGATAAGAGCTTGTTCACCATTGTTAGCTGCGTAATCAGCAGTCATAAATCTTTCTGGGATTACTGAAAGCATACCAAAATCGCTGAGGTACACGTCAGCCGCACCAACAATAGCTGCTGCTTTTGTAGTAGTACCAGAGTTAGGTGTTGAAACACGATTAGATGCAATACCAGCAAAAGCTGATACTTTTACTTTTTGGTTTGGAGGTACAACCAACATAGTTGGAGATCCACCAGAATTAAAAGCTGCTTTCATTGCATTTTTTAAAGCTGTTTCTGTAAATGCTGCTGTGTTACCAGATGCTGCTTTGGTTCTAATTGCAGAGCCTGGAGGAGCTGCTGGAGCTGCTGGAGCACCTGATGCTACTGTACCAACTGAAGTCCAGTTAGTTCTAATCCAAGTTTGAATAGAAGCCATTTTTGGTGCTGTAGATGCCGCTGATGTTACTGGAGCAACATTACCAAGAATAGCAAATTCAATATCTCGTTTTAGTTCTTGACCAGCTTTAGCTAATTGATAAGCTGTTTCTGTCTTACGACCAGCTTTATCAACAGAATCAAGAGTACCAGTAATGTTTACTGTTTTACCCATAATTTGAGTTCTGTTAGTAGCACGAACTGTAGGTACTGCTGTAAATGCTGCAGCATCTGCACCTTCGACAAGAGCTGTGTTAGCTGCGGCACCTAATGTGTCAGTTTGCCACTCATGTAGAGTAGCTGTTGCCTTTGTTTTTCCGATAGAAGAAACTACAGGAGTTTCAGTCGGAGCAATATTGTATATGGTGTTGGATAAATCCTCACGCATACCAATTGCTTGATAAGTATGAAATGAAGCCATAATTATTATTCCTTAAATAAAGTTTTCAAATAAAGCTGCTGCATCTCTGGCATCACCAGTTTGCAGTAACCTTCGTTGTTGTTTTTTCTGTTTATCGGTTACAGATTGTTTTACTTTGGCACCAGACTTAACCATCTTAGGTGCTTTTGCGACTTTCTTCTTTACACCTGATTTAGATGCTTGAAGTTTATCCCATTGCGCTGCTTTCTGTAACACAATAACTTGTCGGTGGTCTATAACAGATGATAATTCTTGATCTGTAAAACCGACTTTCTTTCCATAGTTGCGAATTTCATTTCTGAGTTGTTCGCCTTTGGCCTTGTCTGAAAACTCTGGATAGGCTTCTGCTAGTTTAACTGCTTCATTAGCTACAAACTTTTGCATTTCATCTGCCCTAACTGCGTTTTGCTCTTGAGCAATGCGTTGTTGTTCAGTCTGCACAGCAAGTAACTGTTCTTTCTTTTCGGTCATTTCTGCGACCTTAACTGCATATCCTATTGGGTCGTTCTCTTTCATAACAGCTAGATCTTCTGGTTTATCGTTAGTGCCAACCAAAAATTGTTCTACTGCCTGAAGTTTTTGAGCATAGTCATCTCTAACTTTTCTAGCCTCAATAATAGCTTTAGCTTCTTGTTCTATAACCTTACGCTGTTCAGCTACTTCTTGAGTTTTTTTAGTATAATCAGAGCCAAGTTGATATGATTTCACAAGTTCATCGAGGGTAACTTCTTTTTCTTCTCCAGCTGCTTTAACTGTAAAGGTTTGTTCTTCCTCAACTACTTCTTCTTCTTCATACTCGGATTCATCTTCGGTTTCTTCTTCAGCATATTCAACTTCTTCAGTTTCTTCAGCTTCAGCTTCGACCTCAGTTTCTTCTACCTCTGCTTCTTGTGTATCTTCTTCCTGTTCAGTTGGTTGCTCGTTAGAGTCCTCTGGTGTGGACAACATACCTTCAAATGCAGACGCTGCTTCTGACATTGTTATTGGACTGTCGCCACTTTCTACTGGTGTAGAAGTCGTGGTTTCTTCACTCATTGTATTTCCTTAATTGCCATCTAGGTGTGGCTTTACCATACAGGCTAAATGCCTATAATATTGTCCATGATTTATCCTTAATCATATCGTTATCTACGACTGATTGAAGTCTAGTCATCATGCTATGTATTGCTCTAATCCTTTGATATGCACTTTCTCTTATAGCTATATCTTCTGGACTAGAATTTTCTATTTCTGCGTAACACTCTTTTATCATGCTTTGTACTTCATCTAAAAATGATTGAGTTTCTAATACGCTTTTTATTTCGCCTTGTTTATCTATCATTTAGGTGTTGCCATATTTTGTATTTTTTCTAAAGAGTTCATAATTTCTTTAGTTTTATTTATGTTTGTTTTCTCTGCATCATTGTTTGTTTTTTGAGCTAACTCCATTTCTTTTAATGCCATTTCTTTTTCGAACTGCATTTCTTTTTGTTGTAGCTCTAGCATTTCTCTTTGTGCTTTTACTTCTAATGCTTTTCTTTCCATTTCAACTTTAGCCATTTGTGTTTGTGCTTGTAGCTCTGCTTTTTCTTTTTCTACTTGTGCAAGTATTTTAGCTGCTTCGGTGTTAGGGTCAGATTGTGGGTTTTGTGCTTGTTGCTGTGCTAATTGATCTGATTGTTCTTGTGTAACATCTTTTAAGAATCCAGACTCATCTTGGAACCCTGCCATGTTTACAAATTTAGCTAACGTATCTCGATATTGTTTTAAACTTACTAATGGATTAGATAGGCCGTATTGAGTTAGCATCTGTTCTTGTTTATCCAGAACCATTTGCATTACACCCAATTGCTCTGCTTTACTACCTGTGCCTAATCCTACGTTTACTGTTACATTGTATTCTGTATTCCATTCTCTTGGATTCATAGGTACAAACTTATTGTTTACTTTAATAATGCGTTCTTTTTGTTGGTACTTACATACCAATTGCAATATGCCTTTCATTAAAGTTGTCATTCCTGTATCAGCAAATATTCTAGCTATTAATTCTATTTTACCACCAGCAGCACTTGACATAGCTGCTACTGCTGTAGCTGTTACGTTCTGTAATATATTTGGATCTAGTCCTTGACTAGCTTCACTCACTCCAGTTCTTTTTGCTTGTGTTGTATCTAAATAATCAAGCATAGGAAATGATTGTGCTGCACTTGATTGTACTGTTAGAGGAACTAATGCATTTGGGTTTTTAATACGAATAACTCCACCTGCTGTTGAGGTTAATAAATCATCTAAATTTACTTGGCCTTCTACGGCTCCTACACGATAGTTGTTAGTAAGGTATAGGTTATCTAACATTTGTCTTGTAATCGTAGACTTAATTAATTGTAAGTCCATTGTTCTGTCAGCTAATGACTCACCAAAAAATTTGTGAGGTATTGGAAAAGGACATACGCTATGAAATGGTTGATAATCACATTCCTCGTGCATTAACACTTTATTATCTGCATAACAAACTCTGTGTCTTTCTGCTATGCCATCTCCATCTAAATCTGCTCTTACATAACATTCGTAATATTCTACGACCTCCATAGATTCGTTGTCACCATCATCACCACTAAATGGTTCCTCACCATCTGCATATCTAGCTACACGTTCTGGAGTAAAATCTAACGTATCACCAACAGCTAATTCTGCTACCATCTCTGGGTCGTAACCCATAGCGACTAAATCTGATCTTGTTACTAAACTTCTTTGTGCAACAAACTCAGCATCTTCTATTGTAGTAGCTCTTTTATCAATTAAAAATTCTTCTGGAGCAATTGACTCTACTTTTATTTTTGAATAATCTTTGGTACGTTTACATTTAACATTGTAGTAAACATTTATAATCGGTGGCACATCCATCATCATAGGCATACCCATTTCATCCATTACAGGTTGCCCAGTCATAGGGTCAACTGCTGGTTGTGGTTCTTGCTCTATAACTTCTTCTACTGATTCTTGTTCTACTATTTCTATTTCTTCGTCTTGCATTAACATTGCAAGTTCATCTTCTGTTAGGTTGTCATACTTTTCTTTGGTTACATCTTTCTTGTCATCCCAATATGCTTTTAATACACCTACTTTTTGGCATAACGCATCCCAGAACATATCATGTAATAACTCAACACCATTATTGTCTTTATAAAATATATGATTTACATAATGTGTTGCTTGTTCTGCTAATTCACCATCACCTTCATTTACCGGCTCGAACACAACAGCGTTTTTAGATTGGGTAAAGACTTTCATAAGTTGAGGCAAAGCACCATCAACAGCTTCTGCTACTTCAGCAGTTACTATTTGACTACGGCCCTCTACTTCATTGCCATAAGGTTCTCTTTGGTAATACTGTAAAGCTCTTTGTCTATCTAAAGAGGTATCCGTAGATACATAGCCTAAAGAGTCATCAATATGAGAGCCAACAATATTAACTAACTCTCGACTTTCATCTGAATCTTTATCCATCATTTTTTTATCATATGCCATTTAAACTATCCATTGTTTATTAATCTCTAGTGGTTTATTCCATCCGTCATCTGTTTCGTTTAGGCCTACTGCTAAATATCTAAATGAGTCAGCAGCATGACTGGTAAAATCATGCACAGGCTTATCAAAAAATACATCTCGTTTTTCATCATATTGTCTACGATAATTTCTTAATAGATCAACTGCATCTTTTACTTTAGTATGAAACCAACAACGTGGCAGTATTCTTCTAACGGCTTGTATGCCATCATCTACATTTAATTTAGGTACGACCCTACAATTTAATCCAGCTTCTTCTAAAAACTCTAACCTAGACTTGCCAGTTCCTAGTTCTCTTACTTGTATATCATGAGGGAGTAGCTGTTCTGCTGTATCGTATCGGTTATCCCTCAACCAATTAATATAATAATCTAATCCCTGTCCATGATTCTCTAAAAAATCTATGATGTGTATTTCTTGTCCTGCTGATTGTGCTACGAATATTGCTGTACTATCACCCATACCTAAATCCCAAGATACGAATGTTTTGCAAATATCATCACGAATTACACTATCGTTTATTTGGTTTTTAAACTCTAGATCGTTTATAAGGTTGCCGTAATATGCACCCTCGACTGGAGTATGAAAGTTTACCTCGAACTCTTGTGAGTATTTATCTTCACCCATTTCTTTGAGCGCTGCATCTAACTCA